CTTTAAGCATATCAGATATGCCTTTACCGACTTCAGCCCAATTGACTTGGCTATTTGCGTTCCGTTCTGCGTAATTATAATATGTTGCCATCAACTAAATGTTTTAATTTTCTACTAAAAAATGCTTTTGTAAGTCGATGTTTTAAAAGGATTAAATCCATACATATCAAGACCTTGTTGTCTTAATAATCTAAGTGTATCAGGATTCTGCTTACCCATAAAATCTTGGTATTGCACTCTATTCATATTAGCAACCTTACTAAAGTCTGTCCCTCCAACCGTTCCTAATCCTGCAATTTTTGCTTGAGTTTGTTCAGGAGTTAGTCCATCTTGTCTTGTTGCCATACCTTCAATTCTATTAAATTGACGAGCACCGGCAGACTTCTCATACAATGGAGCAAAACTTGCAAGTTGACTTGCCATACTTGTAACACCTTGGAATCCTTGTTGAGTAGCTTGAGCCCCTAATTCTGCTGCATTTGCCGCAGCCAATTGAGCACCTGATACTTCTCCTAAATCTAATTGAACACCAATATCACGAAGACGACTTTGTTCATTTAATTGTTTATTTTCTAATGCAGTCATTTCTTGACCCATTGCACTTCTAATTCCTGCTTGTCCTTCTTGTTGTGCTAATTGAACACGACCTGCTGTTGCTGCCGCTCCTCTTTCGCTTTCTACACCTGCTTGAATAGCCTGAGCACCTTGAGAAAGTAATGCTTCTCTTTCTAACTCGTAAGGTTCTTTTTTGATACCTTGTTGAGCATAAAAATTTGTCTCTAACTTTTTACGTGCTGCTTGCATAGCTTCATCAGCATCACGCTCAGCTTGACGCTGTGCACTTTTTTGCTGACCTGCTTGGACAAAAGACATAGTAGTAGTGGCTGCGGTTGCTGCCAATCCTATTCCTGCTGCGATAGTTGTAAATGCTGCCATATTATAATACTTTTATCATTTCACCTGTATAAGAATCACCTTTGATATAACCAAGTTGCTCATAAGTGTCCATAAGGTTTCCGTTTTTAATTAATGCGTAAACATATTTATTACCTGCCGTTTTGCATATATCAGTCAATGCTGACACCAATAACTTAATGGCGTCTTTTCTTTGTGGCTTCTTGGTATATTCCTTGTTTGATATTATCCAATCTACCCAAGCTACCTTAGAATTAGTCATATACATAAACCCGGCACATACAGGCATTTCCTCATCATAAATGATTATACCACCTCTACCATCACGAGGAAGAAAATCTCTTTGAGGAGGTTCCCATCCCCACTGCTTCCACCATCCTACGAGAATATCATCGTAATCGGTTTCGTTCAGTTCTCGTATATATAATTCCATATTCTTACAAAGATATTAAATTTAAGGAAAACTTTTCATAACGTCTGACTGTACCGCAAACAATTCTATTTTACTATTAGACGTGTTTTCTATACTAAAAGTACAATAATGTCCTAAGACTCCGTGAGACTCAGCAACTGAATTTTTAATATATAAGAAAAACGCATCTTGAATAGGAATAACAGTTGTTCCCGGTATGGTTGTATCTATAGTTAATTGGTTTGTCCCATTAGGTAAATCTACTGTAATGGCTGTCACTTTTCCACACAATATAGGAGTGGTATAAGGAGATACGGAAAAATATAAATAGTCTCCAATGCTAATAATGTTGCCTATAGCAACTCCAATAACAAATTTAATGATATTACCACCTGTTACTTGATAGCTTTTGCCTATACCATTGACACTTCTAAGAGCAAGCTGTCCCACTGAATTATTACGCACAAAAGCAAAATAAGCTGCTTCTTTCTTCTCAAACCAAGCCTCTTGTATAAATCCTGAGTATTGCAGGTCGGTTTCTAATGCAACACCCCACTTAGCATCTCCTTGCAGGTTAATTGTCTTGAATAATTTATTCTCAAGAGGTGCTGTATTAAATACACTTTGTAAGGTAGTAGGAGTAAACGCTCCTCCCGGATTGCCTATTTTGGTAAACCAAGGTTTATAAAACGTATTTCTTTCAGAGTTTACGTTATGTCGATACAGGTCGCCTCCTTTAAATGTATAGAAATAGTTATTCATTCCTAACATCCAATCAGGGTAAAAAGAGTAGAAGGATACCCATCCTCCGACCATATCACTATATGTTAATGTATTATTTGGCATAATTATTTATTTTACACACATCCGCTATCGCAATGTGAGAATGTATCTAAATGTAATGTTGTTCCTAAATCTCCACTAACTACGGTATATACTGAAGTAAATAATGAAGTAGAGACGTTAGCACAAGATGCATCTACTATTATTCCTGCACAATATGCATTAGCTTTAATATCTACTCCGGCACACGCACTTGCTGTAACTTCAACATTAATGGTATCTCCTAACGAAACTGCATATGTACCATTTGCGGTAGAACTTCTGCTTTCAACAATAGAACCATTAACATACAAATCCATTGAACCTACTGAACCACCTGTTTCGCTATAAGACCAAGCCAAAGAAGCCGTTGTTGGAGGTGTTGCACAAACTCCTAAAGCTACAACTACTCCTGCTGAACTTACTTGAAACCAATCATTGCTGCCTGTAATTGACCCCGTAGCTTTATAATACCCTGCACTTAATGGCGTTGAGCCATAAGCATCAGCATATACAAAGTCATATAACCCAACTGTTCCCGGAGTACTTGCTAATGATGCATTGTAATAAGTAACAGTTTCAAACAAAGCACACGCAGCAATTGAAGATACAGCATTAACACTTGAACTAAATCCTGTAAGCATTACAGGACAATCAACAGATATTGCCCAAGCCGTTCCGGAACAAGGTCCAACCACCTCAAAATTAATAACAGACGGAGATGCTGTAAGTTTTGGGATAACCATTAAACAATTCCCCGGAGCAGTTGCTCCTAAGGAAACATCTCCTGCAGATACAGTAATACTTTGGGTATCACCTGTTGCAACAAAAGATGTTCCATCATAACTAAATTCTGTTAATGTCGGATAAGTTGTTCCTGATATTCCGCAATCAGCACTTATTTGACCAACGTAAGTAAAATGCCCTGAAGTACTACTTTGGTGTAAACCATCTACAGAAGAAGTCAATTTATTATAAGTAGTGCTTCCGAGTATGGCTCTAATGCCATCAGGGACGCTATATGGGTCAAATCTAACTATAACTGCACCAACATCAGTCCCTGTCCCTAAATCAAGCAAATAAACGCCTTGTTCTCCACTTGCTGATATACTTGTTCCACAAGGAGTCGCACAAGATGGGCAAGTTTGTTGAGGCAAAAGATTACACTCTACCTGCTCTCTAACTATACTTCCATTAGAATAAAATCCATTAGGAGCACAAGTAGTTAATGCTTCATCTGTAAATATAGCAGTTGCTGACCCAAGAGAAGGTGCATTTAGATAATATGATGAACTTGTTGCCATTTGTTATATTTTAATTTAATTATACGGGACAGGTTGGAGGTGCTACATTTTGTGCTCTTAAATTTACAAGAGCATATAATGGAGTTGGATTTACTAAATAATCTTCATATTCTTCCACAATAGTAATTGCTGCACTTGTATATATTGTTCCACCATCTAATACATCACATAAGTTAAAATGTATAATATTTCCTGAACCTGACACCCACTCTCCACGAATGGTATAAGGTAACTCAGTTAATAATGGATATATTGTTCCTGATTGAACACTACCTGAACCTGAAGTAATATTAAGTAATTGAGACCCAACGTTATTAAATACTGTTAATGCACCGCCTGATTGGTTTCCTACGTTCCAATCTAATTGAACTGTTGTAGGTGCTGAGCAAGATGACTCACAAGCAGCCAAAGATGGATATGTTCCTGTTCCGTCACCCGGGTCTACGCAAGTCCCTGCAATACAATTGTAAGACTCAGGTATTGGTGTTCCACATCCACAACAAGCATCCGTTGCACTCACATCTGAATAGCATAAAGTAGATGCAATAGATGCTCTAAAATCCCAAATTAAATACAAATATGTATTTAATGCAGGTACAGTAAAATCTGCAAAATTATTTGTTCCACCACCTTGATTAGGAGTTGCTGTTGTAGCTAATCCTAATAATATATTTATATCAGTAGTATTATTGCCATATAAAGTTGCTGAAACAAGATATTTAAAATCATCAGTTGCAGGGTTAAATACAAATGTATCAGTAGCAAATTGATTTGAAATTAATGTCATTGTACTTCCCGCAGGAGGAAATGCTCCTGTTCCAACATAGTTTGTAGTTACGTTATATCTTGATACAAGTGGATTATCTATTCCTGATGAGAATGTTACAAGGCTTGATTGTAATGGAGAAACAAATGCTCCATCTACATATCTATATTGAGTATGTATGGTATCTCCTGAATCATAATCATTTGTAAGTACTACTTGAACAATAGTTAATGTAGCAGCTTGACAACAATTAGCAAGTACATTTAATACCATATCACCTGTGTAGTTGATAGTGATTGTTACGGTTTCTACTGATATATTATTTTTATCAAAAGTTAATGTTCCATTAGTACTTACCCATCCTGTGGTATCAGTTGTACCATCATAATCAATTGCTATTTCAAATTGAGAACCTTCCGTAATTGTAGTTAGGTTATAATTAATATCAGTCAATCCAACTGTAGGACCTAAATCAACACAATACACAATTGTTTTAGTTTCTTCTGCCAATGTACTTAAAGTAAATGCTTGAGAAATACCACAACCTAAACAAGTTGGATTATATGGAAGGTCTCTTGTATTGCTTGACAATACATACTCATTCATATACGGGTCAAATCCACCAAGTTTTTGAGTGTTAAATGTTTCGTTGAAGTTATCTCTAAACCAAGTTCTCATATTCATTTCTGAAATAACTTTGAGTTCATCATTAGAATATGAGTTACCACGGAGTTGTATAACAACACCACGCTTTACATCTGTAAAGTATCTATCATACCCCCACTGAACATAACTCTCAGGATTAAAACTAATGCCATACTTCTCAGTACGAGCAATTTGCGTACCTAATACCTCGGGTACTGATGTAACGGCTCCTCCTCCTGTTGAATCAGATAACAAGTTTTTGCCTGCTAATACATAAGAAATCTTATCTTCTTGTAATGCAAGAACATCAGTTTGCCTTCCGTCCATCATAAAGATTTCTCCAAAAGAAGTCTCTAAGTGTTTATAGTTTAGTAAACCTAAATTAAATTCATTTAGTTTATTTACGTTTGACTCAGCATTATAAATACCACTGTATGTAATATCTGATAATCTATCTGACTCTTTGTAGTCTTGAGCAGATACGCTTGTAACCCTATTTCCAAAATTAAATGACCCACCAATAATTGAATCACGAATCTTATAACTTTCTGCTCCGTTTCCAAAAGCAAAGCAGTTAAAAAATTTAGTATCAACAATTGCAGCTATTCCTAATGTAATATCTTGGTCTTGAAGATTACCCATATGATTTCCATCTATAATTGGGAATGACATTTCATTTTCAAAAAATACGTCAGGCAATGCATCACTTGGTTGTGTTTCAAATATGATTGTTTTATCCGAGCGGAATACAGTAATATTAGTTTCTACATTAGATGCACGAGAATTTGGATAACCAATACCCGTACAAGGGAATGTTCCCGTTACCATTAGTTGCAATTGATTGGTAGATGTATTTCTATAAAATTTATAATAATTAAAACATAAATCAGTTAATATATCTCCTGCAGTATTTGTAATACCGGCAATAAATTGATTATCAGGCACACATTGTCCTGCTCCTGCATATCTTGAACCATCATTTAAAAATTGCTCAACATCATCTCCTATCCACCAATCATACATATTATCGTAATCATTGGAAGCAATAAGCGTTTTTTCTAACATACTTCTTCTTTCCTCACAACTATCTCCAACACCACCTCTTGTTTGCTTAAAACTTAATACAATCCTACTACCTGCGGGAACACTATAATCAACCCAAGCAGATGTAGCGGTGTCATAGCGGTTCATTGGATAGTATAAAATAGGAGCCGGACCTGAACCCCTTGGTGCTGTAACAGTAACTTTTCCCGGAGCAATAATAGCTAACTCATCCTGAATAATATTAAAACTATTTGGATTAATCTTCATATATACGCCTGCAGGAATTGGTATCAATACCGTTGGGTCTAACTCGCTTTTAATCTCAATAAAATTTGATGCTTGAGATTGTTTCTCAAGAACAGTTGCATACACACAAGATGTGGTTGCTCCATTAGAATCAGCTTTAACAATCAATCTATCTCCCACCTCAATTTTGCGTGCATTCTCGCCTTCAAGCAAGAAGTAAGCATTGTTTGTTAATGGGTCCTGAAAAAATATACTTACATAAATTGTTTCGTAATTTTCTTCGTCAGGCTTAATAACAAACTTGTATCTTGTTGCCCAAGCCGGAGGATGTTGAGTTGGTGGTATTGTTACTTGAATAGAATTTTTAAATGCAGACAATCCACAAGGTACGTGTTCTGTATTATTAGGGCTAACAAGTGCAGTTGTTGCTCTATTAAACTCATCCATATAAACTATACCAATCTCATAATCACGATTACTATGTAAACTTTGAGGGTTAGCTATTTCTTGAAATGTAGCCTCAGCTATTGTAACACTATAATATTCATATATTGTTTGAGATGCACTGTTAGCATATCTCATTGCCGGAAACTGCAATCCAATCACAGAACTTGCAGGGCTTGTTATAATTGCAACGGGCTGACCTACTGCACTTATACCACTTCCGTTTTTAGTAAAAGCGTTTAAGTTATTAGGAATAGCACAGTTAAATGAATCGGTAAATGTTGTACCTGTACAAGCTGTTGACACCGGTTGTATGTTAGCTGCAGTACCTACAGCGTTTTGAAACTCAATGCTTGTTGCCAATGCATATACAGATGTGTATGTGGTTGACAAAAAGAATGCAAAGTTTAATCTGACCTCATCAGTAATTTCTGTAGGATAAGGGGATGTTCCTGTAAATTGAGCGTGAGCAATACCTATCTCTACATTAATTGCAGAACCTGCTACTAAATTTTGTCCTGCTAAATCAAAAGTAACAGTAGCATTGGCTATGTTGACACTGCCATTAATAGAATAATTTCCTGAAGCAAGACCATCGTCAATATTGTTGCTTCCTATTGGAGCAGACACTAAATTTGTTGTGTACTCAAATTTTATAGGACTTCCTCCTTCATCAACTAAATTATATCCTTCTACATAGTTACCATACATTAATCTATTACCCATAATAGTTTGAGCCTTAGCGTATCGAGGTACGTTGTCGTACAATCTTAATAACTCAGACTCAGATAATATGGTAAATATTTTGCTATTAGTAAATGTATATTGGTACTCTGTATTATTTGCAAGACCTAAATTGTGTTTATTAAGTTTTTCAATAACCTTAACAACAATCCCATCTGACCTTTTAAATAGCAAATCAATGCCAATAACAAGAGAACTTCCTGAATTATATGTGATTCTTGCAGAGTTGCAGAAATTGGTCATTCCTTCATTAAGAAAACTCTCAACACTAAAGCTAAAAGGATTAGGTACAAACGCAGGTTGAGACCACTGCGATGTAGCACTATACTCCCCATCAATATATTGGTACCTATAAGCAAAACAAATAAATCGTGTACTTAAATAATTTTCTTGCCCATTAGTTACAATTGGCTCAACTGCCGGAGATTGAACCGGTGGTTTTTTAATCACCAATAAAGACTCTGCTGTTATTTGGTCTATATTTCCAATAGGGTTGGCGTAATTCCTATTTATATTAATGAATCTTGGAGCATTATAATCATCTGTAAAAAACAATAAATCATTCAATATATCTACTCCTGTAATAAGGTAATTTTCGTTAAAATTTAACAAAGTATTAACGTCTCCTCCATCATTAATGCTAATAACGTGATAAGTTAATATGCTTGTAAATACATTAAATGAAACAATTAAATCAAGTTTTCCTGTAGCCCCTACAGCAAAATCAGAGTCGTGTACAAACCAATAAATGGTTTCATTAGCACTATCTTCAATGGCACCAATACATCTTGCATTAGCACTTAATGGCGTACCATCAATATAAGTTAACGAAGTAAGAGGAAGATTCCCCTTTGTATTTTCAATTACCCCCATCTCAGAGTTCTCGGTTGAACCCATCCTAATATTCATAGCATCTATATACTCACCTTCAGGAAGTAATCGTTGGTCTACGATTTTATTCATCCTGCCTGCTATAAAGTTTCTTGTAAAATTTGCCATTTTATTTTATTTGCTTGTCCATACCTCTCATATTCATTAAGAGTCTGCCGGGATGAATGTTACTAATTCTTATTTTAGCATTACTTAACAAAGCCTTTCTCTTTTTACGAGAGCGAGCAATGATGTATTCTTGGACACCAAGTTTAGAACTTAGTATCTCATATTCAATAGCTGCGTAAATATATGCTTCAAATAACTTGTTTACCGTAATCAAAGAATTGTCTCCTTGTTCCATACCATCAGATACGTACTCAAGAATACAAGACAATCCTGACATAGGTGAATCAAAGTTAATAACTCCTGACTTTCTATCAATATTAAAAGTTGGATTAAAGTTTGCTGTCTCTGTATTTAAACCATAAGCAGTTCCGATGTTCCCTTCAAAATACCACATTCCATCATAGTTCCATCCCAATTGACCATTGAACTGATTACCTTGGTTTAAATATATGCTCTTCTTGATTTTGCTTAATCTGTCGTAGTCAATCTCAGAATACTGAGGACTCAATGCGTTTCCGTATTGGTCAAATAAAATACGACCTGTATTATCTTGAAGATATGCTTTAGATGAAAGCGTTTGAATATTCTCAGACAATGGTCTTAACCAACCGTCTTTATACAAAGAAACACGAACCCAATTGACATAGTCAGATGGAAGAATAAATCTTAAGTTGTCAGGTACTGTCAACTCTAATACTTTAATTTCTTTAAAAGCATCGTAGTTTAATTCTTGAATTGCACGTTTTGCGTGGAACAATACCTTGTAACGTTCTTCGTTATTTACTAATGAATGGTTTCCTGCATACATTAGCAAGAAATTGTTTACAATATCTGTAAGACTTATAAACTGATATGACCCCCAATTTTTATCTTCGGGTACCACACCTCCATTTTCATAATATTGATACTGTGATATATATGCCATATCTTAAAATTTTTATTGTTGCATACTGAATGTAGGCTGTTCGTGTTGTTGTTGTGCCATACCAAATTGAGTAACCTCTGATTCACGAATAGACATACCTGCATATTCAAGTATCTTAGTCACTAATTTATATTCATCTTCGGGAGGTAATTCAAAGTCTTGATAATCATTTTGTGATTGGTCAAATACAGGCTCCCCATTGGCTAAAGTAATATAGGTCCATTTTGGTACTTTAGGATACCTAAAATAAGTCGCTTGTACCTGACCCTTGTTACTTATCGTTGTAGGATAAAAAGTCAATTCTGAGCCTTGTAATGCGTAAGCAGGGAACTCCTTAGTTGGAGGAGTTAAATTTGAATTAACCAATAAAGCAAGTTTGTTATTAATTACCTTTTCCGCTTGAACAATAGTAGCAGAAGAAACAATAGCGTAAGCATTTCCTGAAGCTAAAAATATATTTGAATCTAATAATAGAACAGTATTGCTTAATACTGATACCACTGTAGAAATTAATCCTGTTGTTAAATTTGTAACCACATCTCCTGCAGAAATATCCAAGGCTGAAAATCCACCTGCAGAATCAACTAATTCATTAGTAACCACCGAAGTGTTGGTTCCAATCTTAAGGATAACCGGCTTACATTTAATGTCTAACAACATATAGGTATCATAACCTGTAGTCGTAGTAGTAGGCATTGAAAATTTATTGGCAGAGATTTTTGTAAGGTAATCTGTGCGTAAGAAATACTCTAAAACTTCCGCAATTGGTTGCTCAATATCAGCATAATCAACACCTGACATCCGCCCATTCTCAGCATTTATAACTTTGTTATAACTACTAAAGTACTCCTCATAAATTTCCATCTGTGAGTTTTGGGCAAACAGATTAAAATCAGAAGGAGATATGTATCCATAGTTATTTTTATTCACTATAGATAATACTGCATTTCTTACTGAGTTTATCATTAGTTCTTTTTTTACAAATATACATAAAAAAAAAGAGGGCACAA